ACCGCTAACAAATAATCGGAGAACCATGCCATGCAATTCACCATTCCTGTCGATTCCATTAAAGCATTGCTCGTCGCTGCCGCTAAGAACGACGTGCGTTACTACCTAAACGGCCCTTGTATTGACGTGCGCGGCACTGATGCCGTAGCCGTCGCCACTGACGGGCATATGTTGCTCGCGCTACCGCTCGAGCGTGTTGAAGATGACGAGTCGCCGTTTGTGCCTGGGCACTACATCATTGCTCGTGATGCGCTCGACAAATTAAAAGCTCCCGTAAAAGGCGCGCACGTTACCTTGTCGATTGACGCGGCTACTCAGTCGCTCACGATTATCGGATGGGGCAGCACGACGACCACTAAACTTGTTGAGGGTCGTTTTCCCGACTGGCGCAGGGTGATTCCGCACACTGTGTCGGGGCTTGTGTCGCAATTCGATGCCGATCTTGTCGCCGCATTTGGGAAAATTAACAAATTACTTGGCTCGAAGTATTCGCCCGCGATCGCCCACAATGGTGGCGAGAATGGTGACGGTGCGGCCGCTCGCGTCATGCTGACGGGTGACGCGATAGGCGTAATCATGCCCATGCGTTACGACCGAATCACATTGGTTGACGTGCCCGCGTGGGCTGACTTTGCACCACCCGCTGCCGCTGCTGCGGCCTAACCGTTCGCAGCCTGTAGCACCTGTTAACGCGGGTGCTATGGGGTGCGCTGGGCACCTTATCGGAGTCAAGACAATGCAAGACCAAACCTATAACGGTTGGACGAACTACGCGACTTGGCGCGTCAATCTTGAAGTGTTCGACGGGCTGAACTTGCGCGACCACATGGACAACATTCCCGATACTTACGAAATCGGACAATGGGCGCGGGAATATGCCGAAGAATTGCTTGACGCTGCCATGCGCGAGCCTGTCGGAATCCGCAGCCGGATGCTGACCCCATCCGATATTGTCGACGGTTGGGCGCGTGCATTTTTGCAGGACGTCGACTGGTTCAGTATCGGACGCCACCTCATCGAAAACGCCAGCGAGGTGGACGCATGAAACGCGAATACATTAGCCCTTGGTTTGTCGACGATACAGTGGCTCGAGCAAGCATTGGTTATCGCGCAGTAATTACGCTTGACGGCGATACAGTCTGCAGCCCGTCACCAATGGGGGCGGACAATGCTCGTTTAATTGCGTCGGCTCCCGTATTGCTTGACGCATTAAAACGCGCCGAAACTGCCTTGGAGGCATATTCCGGCGGCGAGGCGTCCGAACTGGCAAACATTCGAGCCGCGATACGTTGCGCGATAGGTGACGCATGATGCGGTACGTCGTCGTCCTGCACATTGCGACCGACCGAAAGGTCGACCCGACCGGCTGGCCGTGGGATAAGTGGACCGAGCCGGCCCTTTGCCGCGTCGACAATGTGGCGACGTTTTTCGAGAATGAGCTACCGGCAGACGTGCACATCACGCAAAGGGAGATATACGAGCATGAGTGAAGCCAGACGTTTCCATATCGTCGACGATGCGTGGAACGGATACGAAATCCGCGAGTCTGACGGCCATGGGGGGCGCACCATTGCGACCCATATCAGTCACTACCGCGACGCGACTCTGCTGGCATCGTCCGCCTATATGCTCGCCGCCCTCGAAGGGGTTGTCCGCGCCCTAGATCCCGACGGAATAGCCGCGCCCGATTCCGCTCGATGCAAGGTTTGCGGCGTTCATCCGTCCGCCCACGCTATGACGTGTGCCGTTAAGGGCGCAGTAGACGCTTACAATGCCGCTAGGGGGCGGATATGAGGGCTTTCCTTACTTGGGTACTATCCCTGTTGTACGCGCCTCCCTGGCCGCCTCCGCGCGTTATCCGTGACGATTGGCGCGGCCTACCGGAACCTAACTGGCGGTGCAGACGATGGGGGAGCGACTATTTATGACCCGACTCACAGAGCAGGAGATGCAAGAGCTTTTCAGCGACCCCGACCCGTCGGGCGACGTGTGGGAGTCTGCCCACGTCCGCGCTGACCGCTACCAGACGGCATTAGAGGCCGTCCTACGGTGCGAGAGTCGCGACCCGCAGGTGCTGATCGTCCAGGCGATAGCGGCTCGAGGATTGGGCCTAATCGACTTGGCCGACCGCCTGTTATCAGACGCCGAGGATGAAATAGGCCGCGCTTTCGACGGTGACCGGTGACATGGCCGTTCTACTGGCCGTTATCGTGGCCGCGATCGTGGCCGAATTGATCGCAGGCGATTAACTACTACCCCCGCTTTCGCGGGGGTTTTTATTTCACCACCGTAAGGCTCGGCGGCGCCGCCTCGAGCATATCGCGCAGAACCGACCCTTTCGTTTCCACCAATTCCGGCGCGCACCAGACATGCCGTTTGGTCGCATACCGGCGCGAGTGAACGAACCCACGGTCAAGCCACCCGGCCTCTTTTAAAGCGACAAGGATCGCGTCTCGGGAGATTTTAGGCGCGTCCCTGTGGTTCTTCACGATTCGCAGCGCCACAAGGTTCAGCGGCGCGGCTATCACTCCACGCTCGAACATATCCACGCGGTCGCGTGCCATCTGCGTGACGTAGGATTCTGCGTTATTCATCGCCAAATCGACTAGGGCGAGCTTGGCGTCGGTCACGGGCGGAGTCGCCCCTGGCAAGAATTGGCGCACGTCGCGTGCGTCGAGCCATGCAGTCACGGCCTCAAAGCCCCCATCGTGGTACCAGCGCCAGAGCTTCGCGGCCTCATCGTCTACCATGCGCGGAGCGTGCGACCAAATGACGAACCATCGGCGGTCATCGCTCGGCAGGCTTATGGCGGCGCGCTCATTGCTGAACGCAAGCAGCAGTAGCCGGTTCAGCGCGTAATAGGGGTGCGCGTGCTTCCGGTTTACTTGAAGGAACTCGGGCGGGGCAGCGATTAGCGGTTTGAGCGTGTTCTCGAACGCGCGTTTGTCCATGCGTTCGTTTTGGCGCAACTCGTTTATGACCAGAACCTCGGACTCTAGGGCATAGCCCCACGCGCCGACCAACTCATCGTGCCGGATGACCTCGACGTTGACGTTTTGGTCTGTGCCGATTGACCACAGAAACGGCGCCCACAGGGAGTCCTTCCCCGAGCCAGGGCATCCGCCGTGCAAAACGGCATGGTTTATTTTGATGTCCGCGTGCTGGCGCTTATGAGCCATCACGTTAAAAACATGGTTGCGGTCGGACTCGTTCGGAATCATGCGCTCGGCGTGAGCGAGCCAGAGCGATACGTCCCCCGGACGACCCTTGGGGCGAGCGTCACGCCAGCGGTTCCCGAAAACGTCGCCATTGCGGCTCACGAGGTTTCCTTCGCCTGCGGCAAACGTGACCCCCGATAGGGCGTGGCCGCCTCGAGCTTTTCGGTTCTCGTCGAACCACAAGGCAGGATCGCACCGCTTGTTTTCGGAGTGGATGCTGGTCAGTTTCGGCTCGTGCCGATATAAAGCGTTAAACGTCGACCGCGTGTATTCCGTGCGTTGCAGCAGGTCGAAATAGGAATCGTTTGCTTTGACATAGGCAAACCGACCGTGCCAGCGGTCTTTGGTCAAATTCGACACATCCCGCTCGTTAATTTCCGCCAGGATGGCGGCGTCGGTAATCGGGCTTGCGTCGGTCATAGTCTTACTCTACCCTTCATATTGTTCTCCGTGTGATTCTCCCAAGAGAAGTTAGCCCCGGTAGTCTCCTAGCTGCCGGGGCTTTTTTTATTGCCGCTCTAACGTGGCAATCTCTCGGTCAAGGTACCAACGTGCTTTCTTTAGGTCGATCAGCGCGTCGTGCTTATGCGCGGCTCGAGCAACGTACTTCACCACATTGCCGAGGCAAAAGTTCAACTCTTTGGCCTCAATAAAATCTATTGTCTCCACGCCGCCAACCTTGTAATGCGGCGGATGGTTCACCATGTCCGGCTCGCGCTTCGGCAGCGTAGCAACCTCTCCGACTTTCATAGGCGGCTCCCATTTGTGTTCATGCTGCGGCATCGTTAAACCTCACTTTGCTCGGTTGCCGAGGGCTTTTGACTGCCTTGTCTCGCTTCAAAATCTGGTTTCGGCCAGATCGTGAAGCGCAAAGATGTTGAAGTTTGTGATAATCAAGGTCAAGCATGTCGCAGATCCACCGCATACTACCCGCATCCTCGCGGTCGCTATAGACCCACCAGTATGCAGGGCCATACGTCCTCGGACGTTGGCGATCTTCTTTGTACATTCTAAAAAACTCGTTGTCCAAGTCTCGAACTGCTTGGAACAACACCGCCGCCCATAAGGCTCTCATTCCAGAAACGTCAGTATTCATTACTTCCTCACCAGCCGAGTGACTTTGCCGACCTTTGTGCAAAACGAATTGATCCAGGCTTGCGTGCTTTCGCGCATCACCGTGCGCCCGCAGTGCTTGCAAAAATATTTTCTCATTCGTCGCCCCTCGCTCGGATGGCATTGGCGCATTGTTGTGCTGCAAATCTTTCACGAATTCCCCCAAGCGGATCGGTTGTGTATTCCGGTGACGAATACGCTTCCATTTCGGACTCGCACACCTTCGCACACGCCTCGCGTTCCTCGTCCACCGCTTTTGCAATTAACTCCGGCACCTGCAGCAGTACTTCTCGCGCAACCTTCGGCACTCCAACCGACCATGCAAGTTCTTGAAATGAGTATTTGGTCATTGCGGCAACCCCCATTTGAACTCGCCGGTCTTGCCATCGTAATGCGCGCACGACTGCTCGATAGCCGAGCGGTGGGCGTACTTGGATGCCACGGTTGCGCCGAGCGTGAACGCGATGGCAAACGAAACCATTACCACGAACCACCATTCGCTACCCTTAATCATAAGCCCACCATCTGCAACTGGCCTCGCAGGGCATAGCGCGCGTACTTTTTGCCGTTCTTTTTTTCGGTAATCGTCTCAATATCGACGCCGCGCGTTCGCAGATCGTCGATTCGAGCTGCCAACCGAAAGCAGCCAAACTCACGCAGAGCATCAAGCGGCGTAATGGTGTTCCCCGCCAATAAATACTCGTGAATCATGTCGTTTTGCGACTTCATTGTTGTCTCCTGTTGGCGTATTTTCTCCAGCGGTAAACAGTCGCGTAATGAATACCAAGCATTGCCGCTAATTGCTTTGCAGATTCTGTCGATTTCTCGACAATGCTGCGACACTGTTGCATAAACGGATCATTGCGCTTCATTCTTCCTTTCATGCAAGCGTCTTGCGTGTTTTGTTTTGGCGTTCCAACAAACAAATGCTCAACATTTACGCACTTTTTATTGTCACATTTATGGCAAACAAACATTCCGTCTGGCACTGCGCCACAAGCCATTTCATATGCAACTCTATGCGCTCCACGAGTGCGCTTGCCCACTTTTACGGAACCATATCCGTTTGTTGAAATATGACCTGTCCATTCAATACAACCGGATTGTTCGTTTTGCTTTGTTTGCATTTCAAATCGTTCGGCTAATGGAATTTTTCCACTAATACGCTTTACCGCATTTACGTTCCCGTTGATACGCAAACGACGATAATGCTTGTGACACAAACCTTTTGCTGCGCTTGATGGGTTTTGACACTTATCGACAATGCAAATCATGTTGATCCCATTCTCCTATTTGCTGATAACGTCCGAAACATATCGAGGACGATACGTTCCGTCTCTCGTTTGTTTGCAATGTGGCCGTAGTGCGCGAGGCACGATACATAGTGTTCGTGCGCCTCTTTGCTTTTAGCGTGCATCGTCGCCGTCGCCTGGCGTTCTGCCACGGTTCCTTCGGCGTGGATGAACACCATCTCCTTGGTACGCTTATATGCATACTCTGCGCGCTCTACGTCCGCCTTGGCCGCCGCGCAAGTCTCGTCGGTGTCGACGAGAAAGCGCAGCGCCTTTTCTGCTCGTTCTTCGCTAATCATCAGAACGGCACGTCGTCGTCAACAAACTGCTCTGCTGCCGGTTCCGGCTTCTTCGTCGGCGTCGGTGCCGCACGCAAACCATCCTTTGGACGCACAGAAAGCGAAAAGTACTTCTGGCCGGCGAGCTTGCCGCCTTCTTTGCCCGTCTTAATCCACGCCGAAAGCCAGTATTCCGTGCCGCCGACGTTAATCGAACCGGTGTAGTCGGGGTGCATCTCGGCTGCCTTTTTTTCGTTCTTCGCCAGAAGGCCGGTGTTGGTGTTGTCGTATTGCTTCACAGGGCTATCTCCTTCAGTTTGTTGACTTTGGTTTCAAGTTCCACGAGGAATTCGTAAATTTCGTGCTCAAGCATCTTTACCGCGTCGTCGTCACGCGGGATGCGGACGGTGAGCAACTGCAAGTGCTCGGGCATACGCGGGTCGTATGACACCCAGTCGCACCATTCCGCGCCCACGCACGCCATCTGCCATTGCATTTGCAAAAAGTATTTCTGCGGCGGCTCTTGGTTTAGCAGCCACTCAATGTGCGTGGCCGTGTTCGGACACTTAATCTCGACGCATCCTTCTGGCGCGATCAGCCCATCCGGTGATGCTCCCGACATCTTAATGCTCGGGTGCGGCATGAAACCGACTTCCGTTACCAGGTTGCCGGTCTTGGCAGAGTAGGCGTCACGAGCGGCGGCTTCTTGGTCAATGCCCCACTGCATTGCGGCGTTGATAAAGCCCTCTTCACGCTTGCCGGTGAGGCGTTCGCAAACAAGCTCGGCCATGTAGTTTGCTCGAGAGGCGGCGTAACCCGACTTCGTGCGCGCTACAACGTCGGCAACTCGGCTGGCAGTCACCTTGCCGATGCGCTCGGCAAACCATTCTGGTGTTCTCTGTTCCATTACGCCCCCAACTTCGTTTTGCGGGCGGTAAACAGGGCTTGATGCGCTTTACGCTCCTCGGGCGACAATTGCTTAAAGAGCGAAGTCAGTTCCGCCATGTTCGCCGCAAGGTCAATCGCGGTTTCAATGGCAGGATCGGTCACAGGCGCCGCAGCAACCTCATGCGTCGTTGCATCGGCGTCATTGTCCGCCTCGGTCGGGATACAGAAAGTTTGGAACGCAGCATATTTATAAGCCGCTGACATAGCCTTGTTACTTGATTTGTCACCACTGTCCATTGCCTCCCCAACTGTGATTACCGTGTGCTTTGACCCATCCTCTGCGGCCACAAAGTCGAACTCAACGATCAGCGTCGTATAGAACAACGCGCCGCCCGACTTGGTTTGACGCTCCAGCACCTGCCGGTCTTTTACTCGAGGCAGGATGCACAGGCCGTGCTTGGACAACAGCGGCGAAAGCGCGCCGTATACCTGGTCGATGCCGCGAAACTGGTATCCCTGCTGCGCGTTCTTGGAGTCCTTGGAAATGCCAACGCGCGACAGATCGGCGGTAACCGCCGCAATCTTTTCGTAAACCTTCATTTGCCCTCCGAGAGCTTTGCGATTGCAATGTCGATGTTTTTGAGAACGTCACCGAAAAGTGAATGGAGCTGAATCGCTCCTTCGGCTTCAATGCGATTTAACTCGTTGACCGCTTCGATGACGTTAAACATCGCCATCTCCGCTTTGTCCTGCTCCATCCGAAGCGCATCGCGCTCCATCTCAACGAGCATTTGTTCGTGAATGTCATCCATCTGAATCTCCTATACGAGGCCAATCCTCGAGGCCAGTATGTCACGAATTATATTGTTGTCAACAAGTATTGTAATCGGATGGCTCTATGGCATAGACTGGCGGCGTATGGACATTGAAAAGGTTATTAAGCACTTCGGAGGCGTTAAAGCCCTATGTAGGGTTCTTAACGTTTACGCCCAAAGCATTTACCAATGGAAGGAGCGCGGCATACCGCTTGCCCGACAGTACGAAATTGAACAGCTATCTAAAGGCAAGTTTATTGCTGACCGCAGCCATTTGAACCAGGAGGTTATTCGAAAATACCTATCATGAACTTTTACCCCAGACACATAGGCGATCACGTCAAAGACACCTACCATTTATCCTTGGTAGAGCATGGCGTTTATAACTTGTTACTAGACCGTTTTTACGGGTCAGAGCGCCCTATTACGCGACAAGAGGCGTTCGAGGTTTGCAGGCCGACTACGAAAGGAGAAAAACAGGCCGTCGATCGGATACTTACTGAGTTTTTTATCGACACAAAGGAAGGGTACGTTAATAGGAGAGCGTTGCGCGAGATTGAGATTTACCATGAGAAAAGCGAAAAGGCACGTCAGTCTGCGTTGACGCGTTGGAAAGGAAAACCCGCAGAAAACCAGAGCAAGAATGATGCGAACGTAATGCGAACGCATAGCGAACGTAATGCGGACGCAATGCTATCCAATATCCAATATCCAATATCCAGTAGCCACAATATTCAATATCCAAAATCCAATATCCAAAAAGGAAACTTAATACCTATTGGAGAGCTGTTGGGCGAGAGGTTTAGAAAGTGAACGCAGAAAAATCAATCGTCAGTAGCGACATCAGTTACATGGTCGCCGGCAACGTCCAAATGTGGGCGGAGATCGCCACGACCCCTATGGGCAAGTTGCGCCTGGCCGACGCCTATCTCGGGCGCATTACGGTTGGCCCGTGGGAAACCCGTAAGATGATGACCGACGAACTGAAGGGCATGATCGGCGGCATAGTGCGTGAGGCAAAACCGGAAGACGTGCTAGGTGACCCACACGTCCGAGGCATGGTTCGGCACCTGTGGGGCGAAATGGGCGTCACTCGATTACAACGACGGATGGAAGAAAATGCGCTACGCGAAACGCAGGGACAACAATCACAAGGAAATAGTGACCGCGCTACGGGCGGCGGGGTTTGACGTAATCGACTTTGGTTCGGCGGGACACAGTATCCCCGACCTGCTCGTGTCCAGAGAGGCGCAGATCGGCGCGCCGTGGACCTGTTGGGTAGAGGTCAAGGATAGCGGCGGACGGCTGAGAGACGGCCAGAAGCGGTTTCAGAGCCTGTTTGAGCCGAAGGGCGAGTGGTACGAGGCTAGGAACGCCGCCGACACGGTTTGCGCCTTGCAAGCCCTGTACTTGAGCCGTGTAAAATAACTTGTTACAGTAGTGTCTATGATTAAGAACTGGAATGAACTGAACGCCATCCTCAACAAACTGTCCGAGGATGAGGTCAAGTCGACGCTACTCGAGGAAGTGGCCGGGGCGAAGCGCGGTACGTTTGTGAAGCGTCTTCACCAACGGTACTGCGCGCTCCGCGCCAGCCGCGAGCGAAAAGAGCTTAAAGCCCTCGTCGCAAGAACTTCAGATAGTCCGCCCCTTCCTCCGGCTCCCACCACACTTTCACCAAGTCTGGATGCCCTTCCGGCAGCGCAGGGTTAATCGTCGTCAAGACGCAGGGCGAAAGCGCGTTGTCGCGGAAGCCCTTATCTTTTGCGAAACGGTCGTACACCTTGTACGAGGCCACTTTCATCGCGTGCATAGTTATGCCAGATATTGCATCTTTTAGGACGCTATAGGCCGACTCGTGCTTGTGACCGGCGACGTAGATGTGGTCGCGGGTTCCCATGATGGCCGCCTTCATCGGGCCGTGCGCCGGGTTCCAAATCGACGAACCCGAGTGGTCGTGTCGAGCATTGACGCGAACCTCAAGGCCGTTCGGGAACTTCAGCGCAATACGCGCCTCGGACGATTTGTAAAGCGCGTCTTGTTGTTTGGCGATCCAGCGTAGCGGGTCACCGGCACCCGACCAGGCGTCATGGTTGCCCGAAATCATGTAAAGCCAGTTGCACCGGCCAACAAACCACTCGGCCAACCGCCAGGCCTGCGCCGCTGACGTACTCTGATCGGCGTATAGCCTCGCTAGGCGGCCTACCCAGTTATTGGTGGTATCCCCCACATTTACGGCAAAAAGCCCTTTAGTGGCGTTTACGAGCGCCGTATGACGTTCTAGGGCTTCGATGTCGGTGCCGTCGTCGTCGACGTGCGGGTCGCCAAAGTGCAGGATGCCAATGGCGCCGTCTATCTTGATGCGGATCGGGATTAGCTTTGACGCTTCCTCGTAGTTCCGTTTGTTGGCGAACTGACGTTTGCGGTGAGCGATCAGTTCCTCAATGGACACGTCGTCCATCGGCAGCGGGGTGAACTCAAAATCCTTTTCGATAATTTCGGGCTTTTGGTAACTCGACTCTAGCCCCTCAACTCCTTTTGCAATTAGGTCGTTAACTCGAACCGAGATGTTACGGGTGCTAATCCCTAGCTCTCTGGCCGCTACCGCCCTAATTCCTTTGTTCTTCCGTAAGCAAGCAATCAGTCTTTCGTCAGAAACAACTCGCCTAGGCATAAGTCCTCTCGTGTTAGTGCTCCCAAAGAGAACTTAACACAAAACAATCGCTTGTAACAAATACCTATACGGTTCTTTGGAAATGGGGTAAATCGACAAAGCGCCACTTGCCGCCCCACTGATTCTTTGGGTGCAGCGATTCCCAGTATTCGCCAACGGGCGCTAGGGTCTTCACGTCGTAAACCAGTTTGCCGTCTTTGAAGAAATTAAGGTCGATGGCGCATCGCTTGATATGGATGCTATTCATCGTCTTCGACCGGCCAGTCTTAACGTAAATCTGCTGCTGGTCGATGGTTCGAGCCAGTTCGCCGCCCGTGACGGTGAAGCCGAGTTCCGTAGCCTTGGCGATCAGTTTGCAGGCGTCTAGCAGGAACGCCGCTTGGTCAGCAACGAGACTCATTTGGTCTTCATCTCCATGACCTTCTCAACCGTGCGGCCACCAAAGTAGGCCAACATCACGATCTGTCCCCAGTTACCGAGCAGAGTCACATACGACTCGTTCGCTTCCATACCAAAGGCGGACATAAATGCAAACAGGAAGTAGCCGGCGAGGATGGCGATTAGAGTCATGGGCCGGATGTTTTTCGACAACCACGAGTCCGACGACATATCGGCAGTCCAGCGATCCGTGACCGCAGCCGCCTCTGCCTTGAACGCTTCAATGTCGAGTTTGTTTTCCTCAAGGCGGAGCCGCATAAGCTCCTCCTCGTGTTCCATCTCGGCAATCTTGATCTGAGCAATCTGCTCTGGCGGCATATCAGCGGCCAATTTAACGCCGAGCTTGTCTTCGACAAACTCCTTGCCCTTCGCCATAACGGCGTTTGCCACCAACCCTAGCCCATTGGAGAGCAGGGTCTGAATTAGCGGCATCATCGCTTTGCTCTCACCGTATCGTCGCCCTTCGTGACGACAACATGATCGCCCTCGACATCGACTCTCATCGGCATCTCCTGCCGGTCCAACTTGTCGAGCTTAGCAATCAGGTTTTCAATGACCTTGAACTCCGGCTTCTCTGCCTTTTCGGTTGCCCCCGCGATGCCGTTGAGCATAGAAATGAGAGCGGTAAGAGAAGCGCCTAGCAGACCCATGACGGCAGCGATCTTCTCACCATCCAAGAACAGGCTGGCAACAACGCCAATCAAAACAATAGCCGTGATGTATTTCAGACCGTCCTTGCCAATCGCCTTGCCCGCGACTTCTTTTGCCGATGACTCTGCTTCAAGCCGATTTAACTCAGCCTGTGCCTGCGCCTTCAAGAGTTCAATGTCGGTTTGCTCAGTCATTTGTCAGCCTTTGTCTCTAGCCGGTCAAATATCTTTTCGAGCATTGCCTTGATCTCGCGCACGTCCTCGCGGTAGTCGTCTTTAGCGACATACTGTTTCGGCAAGTCCTCGCGTAACTTGGACAAATCTTGGCGCAACTCTCGGTCGGCTTCCCATAGCACACGGCCAAACCAGCCGAGAGCAGTCATTACGCCGCCGTAAACCCAGTTGAGCAGTGTCTGGTCCATTATTGGCGACTCTGCGGTTGCGCCAATGCGTTAATGCTTCCCGCCGGCGTTGCCGCTCGCATCGTCCCTCCGCCAGCGGTACGCAATACGTTTATCGGCGTGCCAACAATGTCTGCACGGCGCATTGCCTTTTCCATTGCGTTTGCAGCGGTTTGAGGATTCAGCATTTGAGTCGCAATCTCAATAGCCGTATCACGGTCAATCTTGATTGCAAGGCGCTTCAAAATCGCATTAGCAAACGTAGTAATAACATTGAGCATAGACGGAACTTGCGTTCCGCCGAACGCTTCTTCTAGCGTTGCGCTTCCTGCTCTTGAGGCTTGCGGGCCTGCCGCCTTTCCTTTTGCGGCCATGCTTTGGAATTCAGCCTGCCGTGCCAAGTCGTCTCTAATGTTTTCAACAACCTTAATTTGCTCTGGCGTCAAAATGTCTGAAAGGTTTGTAAACCCCATCGGAACGCCAGTAGCTCGCTTAATAGTTGTCGGCGCAGCTTCAACGGCTCCGGCAAATACCCCAGGGCGCAATTTGTTTTCGCCCTGCAAGCCAGACATCAACTTGTTTTCAAGGTATTGCCCGACTTCCATTTGGTTAATGGGCTTGCTTTGCGCGGCAAACGTCTCACGAGCGTTTTTGTAAGCGTCCGCTTTGCCTTCAACCCAATCAAGAAACTCTTTACGAGTTCCGCTAATTGCACCAGCTTCTGCCTTGCCGATACCAAACGTAGTGGGGTCACGAATCAAATCGTCAAACGCCAGTTTCATAAAGTGCAGGCTTTGCACCGGATACTTGGCTTGCGTGGCAGGAATGACGGTTTCTTGAGCAGGCGTTCCTTCCGCAGACAAGATTGTCGATTTTTCGACACGCTCTGGCGCGGTTTCGCCAATCACAAAAGGCTGATTGCGCTCTGCCGCAAGTTGTCGCGCACGAGCAATAACCTTGTCCATTGACGGTCGGTCTAGCAATGATCCAAACGTCTCGTCCGTTTCGACAAGTTGCTTGCCAGCCGTTTTGTAGTTGGTGTTAGCCGTTGCATCTCGCAACTTTTTTGCAGTATTTAACTGCAACTCGGTTCCGCCTACTTCACGAATAGCGGAAAGTCGTGCGGCGTCTTGTTGCTTTGCACGCTGGGCGTATTCAGAGGGCAGGATTTTTTGCGCGCTTTCTTGCAGAGCGGAATATCTGGTAACAGGTCTACCATCTTTGCCCATGCCAAGACTGGCAACTGCTTCGCCTGCCGTCGGCACTGACCCCGGCACAATTTCAAGATTTTGGCTACGCAGGGCGTTAACAATCTCTTGTCCGCGCCCTTCTCCCGCTTCCATCAGCACGTTGGTTCTGCCGCCTCGCAAAGCCGTTTCAGCAGCATTGGCCGCAATGCGTCCGCCGCCAGCAAGCACGCTAGTCACAGGGCGAAGCGGATCAGTTATGGTTGAAAGCGTGCCAGCGACCTGTCCGGCTCGTCCCGGCAGAGCGGCGCCACCTATGCCTGCAATAGTAGAAACATCGCCTAAAAACCCAACTGGGTCGGTGGCAATCGTGTTCTTTAGGGCTTCAACGCTACCGTACCGGTCACGGTACATTCCGCCAGCAGCGTTAGCCTTTGCAATAAATTCCTGCGCCTTGTCTGGTCGCGCCATCCATTCTTGCGGAATGAATCGAGCGTATGCGCCGGTAAAAATTTCGCCTAGTTGTTGAGCCGTTTGAACCGGACTAGCGATTGCTTCAGCGGCGCCTTTTACAAAGCGCAAAGCACTGGGGCCAACATTGTATATGGCCTCTTTACCGGTTTGCGCCCAGGTTCGGAAGGACGGAATAGCGTCATCCCACTGCACCGCAGACGGGTCAATGCCCGCCGCAGAAACCGGCTTATCTCCGATTTTTGTTACGGTAACAGCAGGCTCATCCCATTTAACTTTGGATGCGTCAATCGGCATATTCGGTAGTTCCGTCGCTGTATTGCACAACCTTTCGTCCGTTTAATGTGCCAGTGCGCACAACATCTCGATCGCTTGGTTGAGCCGACTTCGGAGTTATTTCGTCAAAATAGTTTGCTATTTCTGGATTTGCTTTCATTAAGAATTTACGGCGCTTGTTATATCCTTTAACTGCCAACGCCGCAGATTCATCGTTTAGACGCACAATTCGTTTAATTGCATCTGGCGTCAATTCGATGCTGCCACCAGCAATTTTTTCCGCAAACTCTCTATCGGCGTTAGAAATTGCACTACCAGATCCAAATGCTTTGATTCGAGATGCCACTTGGTCGCCAATTCCGGCAAAATACGCTTGAGTTTCAGTTGCACCTGGCAACCCTAGTGCTTTAGCCACGGCAAGACGAGCGTCTCCCAAGGTGCCCGAAATAAAGTCCTTACTGTTAAGCAAAGGCTGTAACCGGCGAATGGACTCTTGTACGTCCAATCCCGCTTGCGCTTGCTTTTGCATATCGCCAAGCTCTTTACCGGCTTGTTCGGCGATTGTTTCGCCAAACTTTTTTCCGGTGCTAATCGGTATGCTGATTGACGTTTTTCCCGCGCTAGCAATATCTTTCTTTTGCGCAACAACGTCTGTCGGCAGCGGAACATCCGCAATAGCAGCACCAATCTGTTTACCGGTATACGGATCAATCGTCGCCGTCGCGCCGCCAATCTGGCGAACTTCGCCTTTCGGGTTAATCATGTCGGCAGTACGCAACAACGTCGCGTGCGACTCTGGCGTCAATGTATCGGGCAGAATTTGCGCCGCCCACGGAGCGCGTTGAATCATTCTAATTGCCCACGGCACATATCGCTGTTGAGCATCCGGCTTAAGCGGATCAATCATTGCTAGTTCGGCGCGGGAATTATCAAGAAATATCTTGTCGGCTTCGCTTTGAGTTTTAGCGGCAGACGCGCGTTTACTTAACAATTCCGCTTCGGCTGCTTGCAACTTAGGAACGCCAGTGCCCATGCCTTGCCCAATCATCCCGCCATATAAACGATTGGCATCAACTTGTCCCGTTTTTGAGTTATAGGCTTGCTGATACAACTGATTAAGCATTTCTTGCTCGCGTCGAGCGCGAACAATGTCAGCTTCTTGAATGTCCGCCAAGCGATTCGCACGGGCGCGATCTGCGCCAACTTGCATCGCTTCCATCGGATTTAATACTTGGAATGGCATAACTTACCCCGGAAACCGACGACCAGTAGTAGTAACTTCCGGCAGCAACTGGTCAAGCGTGGTGCTTCCCGGCCCTTGCGATTGGCCGTAAGCCTGCGCGCCAACATTCAGCAACTGATTCAGAATGTTCCCTTGGTTCTCGTAGTTTGACGCACGAGCCGCACCCATCGTGCCGTAAGCGCCAGATGCGCCGCCAGCGTAGTTCTGCGATGCGCCGGACAGATTGCCAAGCGTCGTTGAGCCAAGTTGCCCAAGGCTCATATACGGAGCAAGAGTGTTAGCGCGACCGGTGTAGTACCGGTTAAAGGCGTTCTCGTATTCTTTCCCCTGCACGCCTTTGTAGCCACGAATGGTGGCGCCAGACAGCAATCCGCCACGCGACGCAGCCGTGCGCTCAAGGTCTTTAATGCCTTGGCCAAGACTGTATTGATAGAACGGGTCTTTCTGAAAAGTCTCCATCGTAAACGGGCCACCAAGCGAGCCGTATCCGGCTGCGCCCGTGTCTCCGCCCACGCCAAGCAGTTCTGACAGGCGGTTAACGCCACCCTGTCCTGCTTGCAGGAACGGTTGTGCGCGAGCAACCTGCTCCTCGTACATTTGCTTGCGTAGCGCCAAGTCCTGCGCGGCGGCGTTAGATTGCGCCCGTGCCGCTTTGCTTGACGCGCTAGAGCCAATGGCTGCACTAGCAACCGTTGCGGCTGCTTGGATTGCTGCTGCTGCTGGAACTGGCATTAGGGAAATTCCTCGCGGTACTTTGCGTAATCTTCGCCGTAAAGGGCCATCACAGACTCTGCTTTCTCAATCGCCGCAACCGGCCCGTGACACAACAGAATCACCAACAATACTAGATCGTAATACGCCGAGCGCCATACAAACGAGCGGGCATCTGCCCGACCGCCGCGCTCCGCATCGTCCGACGCTTTCCATTTGAAAAACGCAGTTGCCACCACCGGCTGAAGTTCCATCGCAAACCGGCGATAGAATGTGTTAGCCGGCATGGCTATCAGTGCTTTCCAAATGGTCAAATCAAGGTCACGGCGCGACACCGGATCGCCGTCGGCAATGTCATCGAACACTTGGATGACCTGCCACATATCCAGCAGCCACGCCGACGCATCCTCGGGAATCCCAAGTTGCTGAAAGTGGCTCAACAGGTCGCGCGCGTGGTCGGTCATGTAATTTGCCGTCCGTTTGCGCGAATGTTAATGGCAGAGGCCGCGCTTGCAATAGTCG